CAAAACACGAAAAAATCGAAACACATTATCAAGATATGTGGGTTACGATAAATTCATTTTACAATTGCCCTTTAACAGGAATGCCAATGACAATTTTAAAGTACATTGAAAGCATTAAAAACCTTACTTATAATTTAGACGTAGAGAAAGTTAATCCAAAACAACAGTATTTTAATACAGGTGCAACTGCTTATTCTGCTGCTGTTAGTTATGTTATTACTCATAGAAATGGCGAAAAACACATATTTCTTATAAGAAAAAGAAATGATGGATTTGGTGAAATGTCTTTTAAATGGTCAGGTACTTATTCAGAGTGGGAAGCGTATTCAACTATTAAAGCACAAAAAGAATTTTTAAAGGTAATGGATAGATTTAATGAGATGTAATAATGGCGAAGAAAAAAGAAAAAAGGGGTGGCACTCGGCAAGGGTCGGGTGCTAAGCCTAAATAAAAAAAATATGACGCATCAACTTATAAAAGACCATTTCTCAATATCAAAGCCATCATGTCGATACGGCAAAAAGGGCGATAAGGTAAAGATAGTATATGAGCATAACGCAACTTGTATTGTAGAAAATGAGCAGAAAGAGAGATACCACATTAGATTTAATTTATTAGAACCAATTAAAATATGAAAACATACAAAGTAATCAACCGAGAAACTGGAGAGGTAATATGCTCTGAATTAGATTTAGACATGGCAGAGTTTATGCTCCATGACTACGAGAAACAAGATATCCATGATGGAATATTTGTAAAGGACTTCTACCAAATAATTGAAGAATAGTAATGACCAACATAATTAATTTTAGCGGAGGTAGGACATCAGCATATATGACTAAAAAACTTATTGATGAAGGTCTTAAAGATTATATTGTATGCTTTCAAAATACAGGAAAGGAAATGCCATTAACCTTAGATTTTATTAACGAATGCGATAAGCGTTGGAATCTTAATATACTATGGCTTGAATACCGCAAAGGAAATAAATTTGAAATAGTTAACTATGAAACTGCATCACGAGATGGAAGACCATTTAAAGAGGTCATAGAACATTATAAAGGATTTTTGCCTAATGTAAGAATGCGATATTGTACAACCGAATTAAAGATTAAAACTTTAAAACGATATTTAAAAAGTATTGGGATTAAAGAATATACCAATTACAATGGAATCCGATATGATGAGCCACGAAGATGGGCAAAAATAAAAGAAGCAAAGATATCTATTGATGTAGAATTGCCATTAGTAAAATCCCAAACTACAAAAGCAGATGTTTTAAAATGGTGGTCAAAGCAAGAATTTGATTTAAAAGTCAAAGAACCATATGGCAACTGCGATTTATGTTTCCTAAAGGGTAAAGGGAAATTAGCAATAATTGCAAACGAAAAACCTGAATTATTTGATTGGTGGATTGATAATGAGAATAAAACAAATAACACTTTTAAAAAAGAAATAAGCTATCAAATGTTAAAAGATAAAACCGTAGCCCAGCAAGGATTGTTTGACGAAGACCCATCATTTGAATGTTTTTGCAATATAGATTAAAATGAAAGATACACTTATAACATATCAGAATGATGTATTAGAATACATCTCCAGCAAAAAGCCATTAGGAATACTTGAAATGCTATTGCTACTTGAAAAATATAACCATATAATCAAAAGGAATTATATGAACTTCAATGACCCATGGATAGTTGGAGATTTCATTATTAGCGAAGAAAATCGTATCTTTAATGGCAAATAAGCCAAACCAAACATTTAAACAAAAATAAGTTATATTAAAAGATGGCAGTTCCACAATCAATTAACGACATCAAACTTTATCAATGGACTGAGTTCCTTGAATACTTGGACACCAATCCAAATGACAATGATTTGTCAATCATGGCTATCTCACTATTTTGTGAAATAAGCACAGAGGCAGTACGCAAGTTAAAACAAAAGGAGAAAGAGAGCATCTTATCCCAAATCAATACTGCAATAGCTGAGAGAGTCCCTTTTGCATCTAATTTTACATTTAACGGAATTGACTACGGATTTATTCCAAACTTGGATAAGTTATCTATTGGCGAGTTTGCCGATATTGAATCCTACGAAAAAGACAATAAGGACTTATGGAAAGTTATGTCAATCCTTTATCGTCCAATAGTAGAGCAGCAGCCATATAACCATTATGCCATTGAGCCATACTCAGGTAGAATGAATGCAGACTTTAAAAATATGCCCGTAGGAATAGTACTATCTGCTCATGTTTTTTTTTGCAATATCGGACAAGAATTATTGGGTTATATCCTGAAATCTTTGGAGGGAACGAAGAAGGGAACAGCGATATCAATTTTGAGGGATTCACTAAGAAATGGGGATGGGCTGGATTCATTTATGGACTTTGTAACGGGGACATCCTTAATTTGGAAAAAGTATCAGAACTCTCTATCCATACCGCCTTTATGTTTTCAGCCTACAAAATTGACTGGCAAAGCATCCAAAACAAAATAATAAAAAAAGGGAATAGAAAATGAACATAAACCAAAATCACATCGGTACTGGGAATTACTTTTGGAAGACCATAGCTGCAAGTTTAGATGCACAATACTCCCATGGCAGTTTAACTGAATTTGATTTTAAGAGTGTAACGGTATTCCCATTGCTCCATATTACTTTGGTAAGAATTGATGTCGATGAAGCCATTACAACATTATCGTATCAAGTTATGTTTGGAGACCAAAACATAAGCTATTCAACGGATTTCCAAGGCAAGAACTTAGTAGATGTATTTGCATCTGCTGGATATACCGAAGACAATAATTATGCATTCATTATTCAAGAACTCTATGTAAGGCTTGTGAAGGCTATCCGCAGTCAGGAGATGGCTATGTATACTAATCTTAATGTTGTGAGACCTTTTACAATGAATCCATTTGCTGACTCATTCGATGCAGTATTAAGTGGATTTACTCTCGATATTAATCTAACCATCATTAATCCAATAGTTACTGATGGCTGGTGCTAAAATGCCTAATACTGAAAAGCAGATTGAGAGGATGGCAGTTGAATTCAAATTGCAGATTCAAGGTCAACTAAGGAGGAAGAGAAAAAGAGTCAGCATCAGGGCTAAATGGACAAAGGATGGTAAGACATGGAAACCAAGCAAGATAACCAAAAGCACTTACACAAGTAACTACAAGGCATCGGGAAATTTAATAGATTCAGTCCGAGTAGAAGGCAAAGGTTTAGATTGGGAAGTTATTATGTTGCCATATTCTTATTATGTAATTAACGGGAGAAAGAAAGGAAAGGGTATTCCGATTAAAGCCATGCAACAATGGATTAAGGACAAGAAAATAAAACCAAGGCAATCGGAAACGGGGCAGTTTAAATCAATGAGCAGAGAGACAATGGGTTTTCTAATGAATAGAAAGATTAAATACTTTGGCATCGAGGGTTTTGATTTTGTAGAACCAGCAAGAAAGGATGTCCTTAAACGATATCAAGGTGCATTGACCAAGGCAATTAAAAAAGACATTTTAAATATTATCTAATGGCAATAACATACAACCAACAACCGAGTGGAAGATTAGGAGCAAATAGTCCATTGATATATCAAGTAAGCGATGCAGCCAACTCAGGTACTGCTGGATTCTATTACAATTTTGATATCTATGTATGGAGTGGAAGCACAACTACTCCAGCTACTCCAATTGCAACGCTAACAAAATTGCCTGATACCTATGCATCAAGTAGAGCCTACATAGATATTCATAGAATAGTAACTCAATATATTTCCTTGAACGCATTTGTATTTGGAACACTTCAGCCAACTATTGGAACTGGAGCATATTGGGTGCTGATAAAAACATCAGGATATAATACTGCAAGTGGAGCAAGTCCTATAAGTGCAATAGTAGACTCTAATCGAATATTAGTTACAAGGGGATATAGTTATACGATAGATGGAATAGATGCCGCATATACAAATAAAGTTTATACGGATAGAACATCCATACTATTGAATACTGATTGCACTATGGATTATTTATGGTATGATGCATCAGTAGTTACAAGCATTCAAATAGGAGCAGCAACTTATTATCCAACTGCTGGAACAACAAGCAGTCTATCCATTCAAGGAATTGAACTTAGGGAAGCATTGAATTTAGCTTTATTATGGGGAACAAATACCCAAATAACATTTGTTGCTGCAAGTGGCAATGTTGTTATTCCAATCACATTTGAATGTCCAAATAAATATGGCAATACCACTACTTTATTCTTAAACAAGTATGGAGTATGGGAAGGGATGACATGGAATGGAGTGAGCCAAGCTAATGTATCAGTTACCAAAGAGAATTATGAAAGTGCATTATTTGTAGGTGCAAATATGACTACACAATGGACATATGGCATGAGGCAGAAGAAGAACTTTAACATCAATACAAAAAAGACATTAAATGTCAACACAAATTGGATACCTGAATCGGCAGTTGAATCAATGGTGCAGTTTACATCCTCTGAGGCAATACTCATTTGTGATGGAACGGATTACTATGCAGCCAATGTAATAGATTCCCAAGTGGAGGTTAAGAAAGCCACCAATATAAAATTGATACAATATACGATGCAGTTAGAATATTCTCAGCCATTAATTAACAAGATTGTTCGATGAGATTTAGCCTATCAATATCGGGTGTTACCGCAGATTTATTCCAAGATGAGACTATCAGCCTAACAAGGCAGATAAAAGATTTTACTGCTTTAAATACGGTATTTACTGATTTTACTCAATCGTTTCAAATCCCAGCTACCGATATTAACAACGGTATATTCTATAATTATTTTGAAGAGAATATCGCACTAAATGCAAGTGGATGGAGTCCAGCATTCAAGTTATTAGCTAACATTGAGATTGACTCATTGCCCGTATTCTTTGGCATCATAGAATTATTATCCGTTGATTATACGGATGGAGTTCCAAGAACTTACAACATATGTTTCTATGGGCAGTCCAAAAATTTGTTGACCATATGGGGTGAGGATATGATGAATGATATTGATTGGTCAGCATATAATCACAATATAGATGATGCAACGGCAGTATCATCGTGGACTGGTGGTTTATTAGCTGGAAATGTTGTATGGGATATTAAGGATTATGGATTTGGTTGGACTTATACAACGGCTAAAATTTCAAATAATATTGCACAAGGAGTAGGAATTACATTTGAGAATTTAAGACCATCAATACTTTTAAAAAGAGTAATAGAAAAAATATTTACTGCTTATGGATTTACATTATACGGGACATTATTAGCAAGACCTGAGTTTACTAATTTATTTGTAACTCCTATGAATAATGCTGGTCCATTTTATGATGTTATTGCTCCGATGTATGGATTATTTTCTGCGAATAGTACATTAACATCAGTTACTGCATCTACTACATCAATGTCAGGATTGAATACTCTAACTGCTGGTAATAATATTATATCTAATCCATCTTTAGCATGGAGTAATGTAAATAATAAATATACCGTACCCGTAGCTGGAGATTATACATTTACATATGGAGTTACATTAACTAATTTAACCATCGGAGTAAAATTATTTACACAAATAGTAGTTAATAATAAAACCGTTGGAAATTTTGTAAATGGAAATTCTACAAGTTATAATGGCAAGACACATACTACTGCAATAGTAAGATTAAGTAAAGGCGATATAATTGAATTGGTATATAAGAGCAATACTACAATGACCGTAAATACTACAATAGCGTGTACTATTGCACCTCCTAATGTTTATAGGTCAGTTATAATGGCTGATGCGTTTCCTAATGTTAAAATAGTAGATTTTCTTAGTTCAGTATTGACTTCATTTAATGCGATTATTATTCCTGATGGAAGCAATGGTTTTGAAATCCATAATTTAAATGATTGGTATGCATTAGGAGCAAATAAAGAATACACTAAATATATTGATTTTGCTACAATGAATCAAAAGAAGCAGACTATTCCTAATTCAATTACGATGAGCCATGCAAAGGGAGAAGCATTTGCTCAGAAATTTTTTTATAAAACATATAAAAGAGAATATGGTTCTATGAGTGCTACTCCAAATGTAGATTTTAGTGAAGGGGAATTAAAAATAGAAACATTATTTAGTATCAATCCACCGCAAAGACTAAATATTGTTAATGCAACTGGTATCGTAATTGCAGAAACTGATATAGATATTATATCAGTAACTGAAGATGGTAATAAAGCAGTAAGGCAAGATTTTATTTTGTTTTATTTTCAAGGGACTAAAGCCATTACATATCCATTCTATTTTGCATCGGTGTTAAAAACATCTCAGCCCGTATCAGCACCATATACTATTACCCCAACAACATCATCAAGCTATTCACTTGGGTTTGGGTTAGAAAGCCCAATACAAGGAGATTTGCCAATTAATACATTTTATACGAGTTTTTGGAATACATTTATTTCAAGATTGTTTTCAAGCAAATCAAGGATAGTAACATTAAAGGGATATATACCCGTATTGGTGTGGCTGCAAATGAAACTTAATGATACCATCTCCATATCAGGGAATTACTATAAGATTCAAAAAGTAACCTATGACTTATTATCCGAGGCAGCAGTATTGGAATTGATAACCTATCCTAATGTAGGGAAAATAAATGTTACGGGGTCAACAAGAAAAACTGCAACATATGATATTCCAGCCTCAAGTACAAATGGCTTGACATTTATGAATGGTGCTGGAGTAGTAAAGGGAATGCTTAATGCTACTCCATTTGCTGGTACATATGTTACTGATGCTTATCCAGTTTCTAATTACAATATGAGTGAAACTCAGAAATTATTAAGCATAGAAGATAATTTGACAAATAATATGGGACTTAATCAAATTGTACTTTATAACCTTTCAGTAGGAGTAGTAAATATAACCACATCATTAGTTACTTTTAATTTAAGTTCTCAAAGCAATTTAGGAGAAACTACCATCTATACTGGCAATGGGGCAACATCATCTGTTACTATTAACCAATCAGGACAATATAGAATTAGAGCAGTATTATCATTTCATTTAGCAAGTTCATTCCAAGGTATTAGTAAGATAGTAATTGATGACATAGATACTGAAGCCTACTCAATATTTTCGGGAAATCATGACCATACCGTCAATTTACTTACCTCAACAATAGTAGGTGCTGGTTCAGTAATAAAATTAGCCATGACAAGTGGAGATGGTTCTTCTCATAATGTAACATTTTCAAGGATATCGTTTACAATAGAAAAAATAATATAATGTACTCAAAAATAATAACATTACTACAAGCCGATGAATTTATGGGAGTATCTCATGAAGTGGATTTAGCCAAAGGGCATAAGGAAGCACTCCATACAGTTAAGGAAACATTCAAACAAATAAAGAGAAGTTATCATGGCAGAAAATATAAAGTTTAAAGTTGATGCCGATACCTCCTCTGCATCCAAAGGTGCTGAAAAAATAGCATCAAGTTTTAAAAAGGCAGAGAAAAGTGTTGATGACACAAATAAGTCCTTAAAAGAGGGTGGTAAATCAGGCAGCAAATTTGGTTCTATTATCGGTGGACTTAAATTCGGTGCTGGACTTGCAGCTGGAAAAGGAATACTTGATAGTGTTATGGGTTCTCTTATGGAGAACGAAAAGGTAGCTAATTTATTTACCAAAGCATTATCAGTAATAAGCGGAACTGCAAGTGCATTGGCTGAAATATTAACACCAGCATTTGAGGCAATAGGTAACGCTATATCCAATCCAAAGAAAGCATGGGATGATGTTGTAAAAGCATTTAAGGATGGTTCAGCATGGATAAAAGAGAATCTAATTGACCAAGTTCTTGATGGGTTTATAACTATTGTAAATGACCTATCAATCGGTGTATTGAATTTAAGAAAGAATTGGAATGATTTTACGGGAGATGCCGAGGAGTCAGCATCAATACAAGAAGAGATTAACGGGTTACTTGCAGAGAATATAGAGATTGCAAAGAAACAAGCAGAAAGGCAAGAAGAGGTAGGAAAAGCAGTAGGAAAAGTTACAAAGTTCTTTAAGGATTCAGTTACCACTATTAAAGATTCAATCAGTGCAAGTATAGAGAATGCCGATGCCTTAAAATCAGCTACTAATAATATCATTATCCAAACTGCAAAGATTAATGAGAAGATTAAAGCCTTAACCGAAGAACAAGCCTTAAACGAAAGTATTGCCAATAACGAAAGATTAAGTTTCCAAGCGAGAATTGATGCCATCACTAAAAATTTAGAACTTAAAAGGCAAGAAATTGAGCAGCAGAAATTACTAATACAAAACGAAATAAATCTCTTAGCCTTACAAAATCAAGGTAATAAACAAAGTGCTGAGAAAACTGCTCAGATAACTGCATTGGGTATTACGATGAAGGGGTTAGATTCTACGATAAAAGAAACCGAAATTGCAGTATCGGATACAATAAGAGGAATTGAAGACCAAAGCAAAGATGGTTTAAAAGCCATTACTGATGCTACTACCGAAAGTAATAGAGCAATACTTGAAGCGTCAGCCCAAACTGAAATACTCGAAAAGGATAAACTTAAAAGACAATTAGAAGCCATTGAGACATCAAGACTTGCCTATGCAACTGCAATAGATGAGCAGATGAGTAAGGAAGTAGAGGGAAGTGCAAAATACAATGAATTACTTGCTGAGAAAATTGCCAAAGAGGGAGAATTTATCGCAGCAAGAATAACGGGAGAGGCTGAATATAATGCAGCAGCTAAGGAATATGCTGAACAACAAAGACTTGAAGCGGCAAATAACTTAGAAATGAAAGCCCAAGCAGTTAATATGGCACTTAATGGAGTATCTTCTTTGTTAAAGGAAGACTCCAAAATGAAAAGTGCTATTGCTATTGGACAAGCAATTATGGATACTTATGTAGGAGCAACAAAAGCACTTGCACTTGGTGCTGGAACTCCTATGGGATACATCAATGCAGCAGCAATCATAGTAGCTGGTATAGCAAATGTTGTTAAAATTAAAAAGGAAGCGAGTAAACTTGCATCTGATATTGGTGGAAGTCCACCATCAGGAGGAAATATACCATCAGTTGGACCATCAATCAATATAGCCAAATCAAATGTTGATAGTAATACTCAACTCAATGCATCCATCAACGGGGATAAAATGAAACCAACAAAAGCCTATGTTGTATCAACGGAAGTTACAACGGGAACAAGCCTTGATAGGAAGATTTCACAAAGTGCAACAATAGGAAAATAATAGTTATATTTATTATGAAGACATCATATCAAAAATTCATGGCATCAAGTGCCGTTAAAGAGGTTTCCCCAGTCAAAATAGAAATGGCAACCGCTGAACAATTAGACAATTATACGGGTGATTTAATAAATGACATTAAAGCAATTGATGGATTGGCAACTCAATTAAAAGCAGTGTTGCAATTAGTTAATCAAGGTGTAAATAAAATTAAAACAATCGAAAGCGGTCAAGAATTGATACAAAAAGAATTAAGTGCGTTTAGAGTTGATGCACAAAAACTTGGATTAATGGCAAATGAAATTCCACAATGGAAAAGATTGGATAACACTTTGGTTGCATCAATGCGTTCTTTAGGAGCATTAATTATAGCCATTGAGAATATTAATAATGTTTCTAAAAAAGTATAACAATGCGTATAGTTGAATTGATATTGGATGAAGAGCATATTGCTCATGGTATTGATGCCATCAGCATAGTATCAGCACCAGCTATTGAGTCCAACTTTATAGCCTTGAAATCTCAGCAAATACAATTTGCTACCGTTGATGCCGATAAACAAATATTGATTGGTGCAGCATTAATTCCTGACAAGCCTATTTATCGTAACCAAGATGGAGAAGAGTTCCATTGTTACTTTTCAAAAGCAACGGTTCGCAGAGCATCAGAACTTTATTTGCAGAAGGGGAATCAACATAATGCCACCTTAGAACACCAAGTAAGTCTATCAGGAATATGCTTAATAGAGTCATGGATTAAGGAAGATATGGTGCATGATAAATCCGCCAAGTATGGCTTAAATGATGCCGTAGGAACTTGGATGGTATCAATGAAAGTTGATAATACTAAAGTTTGGGAGGAATATGTAAAAACGGGATTGGTAAAAGGATTCTCAATAGAAGGTTTCTTTGCAGACAATAGTCAAATCAAAGCAGAGAAGATTACACCTAACCAAGAACTTGATGAATTGATAAAATCATTGGGTTATGAAAAATCTAACAAAGTAAATTAAATAGTTATTTTAATATATGTCAACCGAGAAAAATACCTTAAATAGAGTAATGGAGCTACTTGGCTATAAAAAGTCAGTAGCGATTGAACTTGCTCAAAAGAAATCTCAGGATGGAGCAACCACATTTGATTCAGAATCATTTGCAGTTGGCGATGCCATTACAATAGTAACTGAGGATGGAAACATCGCAGTTCCTGAGGGAGAATACGCATTAGAAGATGGAACAATAGTATCAGTAGATGGAGGAGGAGTAATAGTTGAAGTTGCAACTGCTGGGGAAGAAACTGCTGAAGAGGAAGTTGTTGCATCAAATGTACCTGATGCTGCATCTCAAATACCTAAAACGGTAATTGAAACAATGACTAAAGAAACACATTTTGCAGAGGAAATTGAGCCAGTTGCCGAAGTAACAACCGAAGAGCAAGGAGCATTGGTAGATAATTTAGCTGGATTAATTGATTCAGTTACACCTGATGCAGTTACACCTGAAATAGCACAAGCAGTTGCTACCGCTATTGCAGATAAGATTGTAAGCATTACCGAAACTGAAGAAGGAATGGCTATGATAGCAGAATATAAATCTAAAGGTAAGACTAAGATGAGTTCTCAGACTAATATTAAATTAGCTGAATTGATGCGTGAAAATGCAGAACTAAAAAATAAGCTACAAACTGAAGAAGGTAGCAGAACTAAATTCAGTCCTGAGAATAAAGCAGATAATAAACTATTGTTTAAATTATCTCCTCAAAGAACTGAAACTATCCAAGACCGAGTTATGGCACAATTATTCAACAATTAAAAACAAATGAAAAATAGAAACATCCAATTGTCTGGTCCTACATTAAGTACCAACACCTATGCTGGAGAGTTCGCAAATAAATACATCGCTGCTGCGTTGTTGAGTGGCGATACTCTTGCTAAAGGTCTTATTACCTTGCATCCAAATGTGGCTTACAAGGAAGTTATCCGTAACTATGCCACAAGCGTTGTTATTGCAGATTCTACTTGTGATTACACCGATGGTTCATCAGTAACACTTAGCGAATATGTATTGACACTTGCTGAAAAGCAAGTTAACTTAACGCTTTGCAAGAAAAGTTTACAACAAACATGGGAATCCATGCAAATGGGTTTCTCAGCATTCGATTCTTTGCCACCAACATTTGAAGATTTTGTATTAGCCCAAACTGCCGCACAAGTTGCTCAGCAAGTTGAACTTGGAATATGGACATCTACATTATGGTATAACGGTACATTAGCTGAAGGAATGATTGGCTATTTACTTGATAATACTTGTATCGCAGTAAATGCATCAGGTATCTCAACTGGCTCAAACATTGCTGCTCGTTTGCAGAGTATGTTAGATGCATCTCCAGCCGCATTATACGGTAAGGAAGGATACCAATTCTATGTTGGTCCATTCACAATGAAAGCATACCAAGCAGCACTTTCTATTGGTAACTATAATTTCCAATTTTATGTTGGAGAGAAGCCAATGAACTTCCAAGGTATTCCTGTAACATTATGCCCGGGTCTTAACGATTACGATTGTGTATTAGGTTTGAAATCTGATTTACACTTTGGAACGGGATTGTTAGATAACTACAACGAAGTTAAAATGTTAGACATGGCTGATATAGATGGTTCACAAAATGTAAGAATCATCATGAGATTTACGGGTGGCATCATTGCTACTAATGTTGGACAACAAGTAGTTCTAAACGTAACGGTATAATTATGGCTTGTAATACTATTGATGCTCGTTTAGAGCCTTGCAAAGAATACATCGGTGGTATACAAGGGATATTCCTTATACCATTCGTATGGAGTGATGTTATTACATATCAAACTACGGGTTCAAATATTGGTTCAGTTTTAACAATAAAAGATTCTGCTGCCGTATTGAAGACTGGATATTTTTGGGAATTGAAAGGTGCAAGTTCGTTTGAATATGCTCCAACATCAGATAGAAATGGAGGAACAACAATGTTTACTACCACTCTAAATGTAAATTTCAAACCATCTTCAGTTACAACTGCAATGAAAGATTTTACTGATATGATGACCTTAACACAAGGTAGATTTAGAATCGTAGTTTGGGATAGAAATGATAACTTTTGGTTAATGGGAGAGCAGTTTGGAGCAGATGCTACCACGGGAGCTGGTTCATGGGGAACTGCATTAGGAGATCCAAGGACTTATTCAGTTACTTTCATTGGAGAAGAATCAGAGCCACCTAAACCATTGAATTCTACAACATATGCTGGATTGAGTACAATATTTACTCCTGATAGTACACCATCATAAACTTTTTCCATATTTATTGTACAAGTAGCCTTGCAGAGATGTAAGGCTATTTTTTTTAACAAAAATTAAGTTTATGGTTATATTAATATGTACCTTGTACCAAATCAGATATCGTTGAGCATATATCCTTATGTTGTATTCCCAGCGACTCAAGTTAATATTGACATCATTCATAAGCAGACCAAGACAACCGTTACTGCATTGGTTAGCTATACAAGCACCAATTCACAAGTAACGATTACATTGCCATCTTTGACACCTATAAGTAATGTAGCAAATAATTTAGATGAGTGCATAATTAGGATATATGGAACAACGGGTATTATGTTATACGAATATATGTATCTTTGGGTAATTGATTCTGCAAACATATTGCTACATAGAAAAACTTGGACAACAACCGCTAATAACGATAATTCATGGATAACACTATAAAAGATGGAGTAAGGATAGTTTCCCTATCTACCTATACAAGCCCAGCCATCATAGAAAAAAACAACAAAGATTGGATTGAGTATGGAGTAGACAATAATTACTACGGTCATCTTATAGATATGTATCATGGCAGTCCAACAAATAATCGTTGCATTAAAGGAATTGCAGACTTAATATATGGTAAGGGATTGGATGCCAAGCGGTCAAGCAAAAACTTAGCTGGGTATATTGAATTAAAAAAATTAATAAGCGATGACTGCATGAGGAATGTAGCCATGGACTTAAAGTTATTGGGACAATGTGCATTTCAGATTGTGAAATCAAAAGATAAGAGTAGAATAGCGAAAGTCTACCATTTCCCGATGCAAACCATCAGACCTGAGAAGTGCAACGAAGATGGAGATATTGAGGCATACTATTATTTTTATGATTGGACAAAATTAAAAAGAACATCGACTCCAAAAAGGATTGTAAACTTTGAATTAAATCCTGAGGCAGCAGAAAGTATATTGGTAGTTAAACCATATTCAACGGGTTCATTTTATTTTTCTCCCGTAGACTATCAAGGGGGAGTTCAATATGCAGAACTTGAAACTGAAATTGCCAATTATCACATTAATAACATCATGAATGGTCTTGCACCATCAATGCTTATTAACTTTAATAATGGAGAGCCACCTGAGGAAACCAAGTCATTGATTGAGGCAAGTATACTTAGCAAATGGAGTGGCAGCAGTAATTCGGGAAAGGCAATAATAAGTTGGAATGATGGAGCAGATAACAAAGCCGACATAACACCAGTTCCATTGAGTGATGCCCATAACCAATATCAGTTCCTATCAACTGAATCTCAAGATAAGGTTTTGGTTAGCCATGGGATTACAAGTCCATTAATATTTGGTATTAAGAATGCTGGTAATGGGTTCTCAAGTAATAGCGAGGAACTGAACACATCAATGGTTCTTTTTATGAATATGGTAGTTAAGCCATTCCAAGAGATACTATGTGCAGCAGTTGACAAGATACTTATATATCAAGGAGTTTCTTTGGAACTATATTTCAAGTCATTAAATCCATTAGTTAATGAAAATGCACCTATCAGCCAAACGATGAGTACTTCATTTCAGCGTTTCTCAGCCGACTTTTGTGAGCATGATGAGAATGCATGGCTATCCCACTTAGAAACCAAAGGAGAGAAGATAGATGAGGAAGAATGGGAACTTATAAGTGTAATGGCGGTTGAAGATGCCGAGGAGGAACTTAACCTTAATGAACACAAGTTTTTCAAACGATTTGCAGAGCCTGATGCCAAGAGTGGAGATGATACGGGAATTTACAAAATAAGATACCGATATGCACCTGATAGTGCCAAATCCAATAGCAGAGTATTTTGTAAGAATATGGTAACCAATAGAACGATGGGAGTAATTTATCGTAGAGAAGATATATTACAAATGGGAGATGATGGAATTAATGGACAATTTGCACCAAGTGGAGAAAGTGCTTACTCAATATGGAAATTCAAAGGTGGAGTTAATTGCCATCATTATTGGGAAAGATTGACCTTTAAACGAAAGCAAGTAAAAGGAGCATTTTTACCTTTGCAGCCAAATGAGATTGGAACAACGGATAGAGATTTAGAAAACTATAAGGAAGTGCCAAATGCTACTGCTAATATCTCAGGAGTTCCTTTTTCGCCACCATCTTGGAATAAGGCTAAAACCAAACCTATTGATATGCCAAATAAAGGAGGACTAAAATAATGACCGTAAACGATATTGTATTACTCGTAACCAAGGATGATATCTACAAGTACACTCAGCTAAATGGGAATGTCGATGTAGATAAAATAACTCCTTTTATTAAGGTGGCTCAAGATATTGAAGTCCAAGAATTACTTGGCACTAATTTGTATCAGAAAATCTTAACGGATGTCCGATTGAATACTTTAACGGGCAACTATCAGATATTGCTGAGTCAATATGTGCAGCCAATGCTTATACATTATTCAATGGCAGACTTTCTTCAATTCCATGGGTATGATATATCCAATGCTGGGATTGTAAGAAATAGCCCTGAGAATACTCAATTGCCTGACAAGAGTGAGATTGATACAATTGTAAACCGACAAAGGAAAATTGCGGAGACTTACCGTCATCGATTGATTTCATATTTGACGTATTATCCGCAGTATTTCCCCGAGTATACATCAAACCAAGCATCAGGAGAATATCCAAGTACAAACCCAAATAACTATTGCGGATGGAACATTTAAAGAAAACTTATAAGCCCAAAGCAGACAAATTAATTAAATTGCAAACTTTTTATACATTATTGAAAAATGAAAAACCGAGAAATAACGAAAATCATTGTCCATTATTCCGACAAGCAGCCAATAAGTAAATACCACTACCTAATCGATTCCGATGGCTTAATTGAGAATGTAACTATGGTAGTAACACCAACGGGAGAATTTGATGCAGTTTATGTATGCATTCCACAAGAAACACCAAAAGCACATAAAAGCCTTGAAGCCATTTTAAAGCGATTTGAGGGCATAGAAGTAATACTCCCAATAAAGACTATTAAAAAACAAAAAGAATCAAAGGCGAGTGATGAGGATTAGTTTTATAGCCATATTAATACTATTAACGGGATGCTCTGCAAATTGGCACATGAAACGAGCCATTGCTAAAAATCCATCCATCGTAGATAGTTCATTGGTTGTAAAATTTGACACTACTATTATTACTGAATCGGTTGAATATCGGGATACATTTGTTACCAAGTCTATTGATACAATTGTCATCACTAATGGCAAATCAACGACTAAGATAATAAGGCATCATGATACCATCCGAGTTGACCAAATAATAAGAGGAGATACGATAGTCATCAATAAGGAAATAAGAGTGCCACAAGTAATTTATACCGAGGCTAAGAAACCTAACTATCTCTTATATTTGGTTATATTATTAATAGGACTATTTGGAGTTTATCGACTAATTAAATGAAGAATTTCATAGACGTATCGAGGAGTAGTCCTAAGAGTAGAGATAGGGCTTGTCTATGCAAGGACTTGCTAACATATAGTAAGAAATGTTGTGATGGGACTTTATTTGCTCAAGGAATTGGAAGTATAACAATGCCACCAGCTGAGTTAGGATATTTGCTTAACCAAGATGGAACATTTCTTCTACAACAAGATAGTAGTAAAATTATAATAGAAACTTAAAATGCCCGATAAAAAAATAACCGAATTAACCCAAATAGTAACCATCGCCAATAACGATGTCTTACCTATTGTAGATATCAGCGAAAACATTACCAAGAAGATTGACATCGCTCAATTGAAGGCACAAAGCCCAGTACAATCAGTTAATGCCAAAGTAGGGATTGTGGTCTTGACTAAAGGGGATGTTGGACTTAGCGAAGTAGATAATACTTCAGATGCCAATAAGCCTATATCAACCGCTACTCAAACGGCATTAGATGCCAAGCAAGACACCTTAGTATCAGGGACTAATATTAAGACTATCAATAGTTCTACAATATTAGGAAGCGGTAATATAAGTGTTGCTCCATCTACGGGCATTAATGCAACTGCAATATCAACGGGAGTAGTAAGCAATATTGAGTTCAATTATTTAGATGGAGTTACATCAGGAATCCAAGCCCAATTGGACAATAAAGTAGATGAGAATGCAGCCATATTAGCTGCAACCAAGACCAAAATAACATACGATGCTAAAGGCTTAATAACTTCAGGAGCAGATGCCACAACCGCAGACATAGCAAGTTCATCAGATAAGCGTTATGTAACGGATGCTCAATTAGTTGTTGTATCAAATACAAGTGGAATTAATACGGGAGACCAAACTTTAGCTGGATTAGGAGGAGTTGCTGCAAATACTGCTATTGTAGGAGCAACAAAGACCAAAATTTCTTATGATTCAAAAGGACTTGTAACAAGTGGGGCAGATGCTACTACGGCAGATATAGCCGATAGCACAAATAAGAGATATGTTACAGATGCTAACCTTACTACAATAGCCAACACAAGTGGCACAAATACGGGAGATAATGCAGTCAATTCATTATATAGCGGATTGGCTGCATCAAAACAAGATGCCTTAACTTTAACCACAACGGGTACTTCGGGAGCAGCAACTTTGATTGGTGCAACTTTAAATATTCCGCAATATTCGGGAGGTGGAGGAGGAGTTACTTGGGGTTCAATTACGGGTACTTTATCTTCACAAACAGATTTGCAGACTGCATTAGATGCAAAGGTGGATGAGAATGCATCAATTACGGGAGCAACAAAGACCAAGATAACATATGATGCCAAAGGATTGGTTACTGCTGGAGCAGATGCAACTACTGCTGATATTGCAGCAAGTACAAATAAGAATTATGTAACCGATGCACAAGCTACCGTAATAGGTAACACAAGCGGAACGAATAGTGGGAACCAGACATTAGCCAATACATCAGACCCAACTTCGCACACCATTACTTTATCATCTACGGGTGGAAGTGTTCAGTTAGTAGAAGGTAGCGGAATAACATTAACAACAACGGGTACAACTGCCGATGGAATAATTACAATTGCCTCAACGGGTGGTGGTGGAACGCCAAGTGGCATTGCGGGTGCAGTTCAGTTCTCAAATGGAAGTGCATTTGCAAGTGATGCAACTAATTTCTTTTGGGATGATACCAATGATAGGTTAGGAGTTGGAACTAATGTTCCAACTTCAAGGTTGCACATTAAAGGTTCAACTACAACATCTGCATCAAGTACTTTAAATTGCATTGACAGTAGTTCTAACTCAATCCTCTTTGTAAGAGATGATGGTTTTGTAGGGATAGGCAGTTCTTCTCCCTCTGCTGCATTATCAATTATTAATAACCAAAATAATTCTTTAGGACTTACTTATAATTTAGATATAAGAAACTTACATCCTGATGGTCAAGCAAGGATAAATATTAAAGAACATACTGCTGGAGGGAATAGGGCTTATATAACTTGGGGGAATAATGAGAATATTTTAAGAATTGCAACAACTGGAGGTGCGAATCCTATTTATTTTGGAATAAACGATACACCTAAGCTAATAATTCAAAGTAGTGGAAGTGTGGGAATTGATATTACTTCACCAACAGCAAAATTGCACGTTAAAGGTAGTGGTGCAACATCTGCAACAACATCTTTAAAAATACAAAATAGTTCAAGTACTGATTTGTTAAATATTACTGATGATGGAATTTCAGCATTTGGTAATAAAATACATGTGTTGCAAACATCTATTGCTATAACAAGTATGGTTACTGCCATTAGTACAGGTTCGTTTATTGGGGGTAAGCTTGGGGGTGGTCAAGAGGTTGGTGTATTAGTTGGGGGAGAAACCAACGGATTTGGATATTTGCAAGGCAGATATGTTAATACCCCAGAACAACTGCGAATGCAACTATTTGGGAATGGAGTATCAATCGGCTCATCAACTGGGACGGGTTGGCTTTCAGTCGGAAGTTTAAATCAAGTAGCATTGTCAAGATTTGGAGTGCCAATAGAACCAACGGCATCAGCTAATTATGGACTTGTTTCGTTAGGGTCAGGTGCTTTTAATGGTTCAACATCAGGATTTTTTACGGGTGTAGCAGCAGGAACTGCAATTGCCGTAAACTTAGCAAGTGGTGCAACTTCTGATTTGTTAAATTTACAAGTTGCTGGAGTAGGTAAATTTAAGGTAAGTAGTGCTGGAAAGCCAAGCTATGAAACTACAAATACACCATCAGGAACAACTGGAAACCAAACAATTAATAAGCCAAGTGGAACGGTTAATATAGCAGCAGCTGGTACAACCATAACCGTTACAAATTCCTTAGTAACCACAAATTCAATTGTTTTTGCAGTATTAAGAACAAACGACACAACGGCAAGTATTAAGTGTGTTGTGCCAAGTTCAGGTTCATTTGTGATTACATTAGGTGCAGCAGCAACCGCAGAAGTATCAATAGGATTCATTGTAAATAATTAAAATATGAAAGTAGTAAAAATAAACGCAGAAGTAAATCTATCCAGCGGAATGATAGTTGGAATTGGAAGTGTATTAGTAATAGCAGAAGCGTATACTGATAACAAGAGTCAAAAGGATGGAACTATCCCATCTCAAGTAGCTACTCTATTGTATCAAAACGAACAAGCTATCATTGATGGCAAAGTATCAATTCCAAACGTAGCAGATTTCAATACAACAATGTCAGGCAGTTTAGACGTAACAAGGTATGAAACAGAGGCAGCAGAAGTAATGCTTATTGAATTTGTGGTAGGGACTTTGACTCCAATCTACGGGGAAGAAAATATTGAGGTCATTACGTTATGATTGAGATAGAAGACCTGAAGGTTCTTGGAGCAAATGTCCTTTGTTTTATAACTATTAATAACGCTGAGTTGAATATTGTTTTGCAGACCATTTTGTTTTTGGCAACGATAATCTACACCGTAGCAAGAACTCTTAACGAATATAAGAAGTATATTAATGGCAAAAGAAATTTAGTCAATTTAAAGGACAAGGATAATGTATCATAGAGTTTTTGAAAATTGGAAGACATCATGTCTTGGATTAGGACTAATGTTAATCTCATTAATATTGGTATGGTTAGGCAAGGCATCATTAAGTGACTGCGGAACATTCATCGGAGGAGCAATGGTTTTATTTTTTAGCAAAGATGAAATTACGGCAAATAAAGTTCAATAACTACTATCCCGTAGAGGAGAAGAAAACTCAAATTTATCTCCATCATACCGCTGGAGGACCATTAGCAGAAAATGTATTCAGCGATTGGCAAAGAACTCCAGTTCATGTTGCTACTTGCATTGTCATCGGTAGAGATGGTACGATGGTGCAAGGATTCAATTCTAAGCATTGGGCATACCATCTTGGGTTAGCACCGAAAAACTTTAGTCCGTTACCATATAAGAACCTTGACAAGTTAAGCATAGGAGTAGAAATATGTAACTGGGGCTACCTAACCGAGAAGGATGGCAAATATTATAACTATGTTAACAAGGAAGTAACCGACATATGTATCCTTGAGAAGCCATTTAAAGGGCATATAGCGTACGAAAACTATACCGATGGGCAAATAGATAGCCTACGAGAGATATTGCTCCTATGGGAGGATAAATACAAAATAGATATCAGTTACAAAGAGGACATTTGGGACATAACCGAAAGAGCCTTGAAAGGAGAGAACGGATTGTATACCCATAATTCAGTTAGAAAAGACAAATCTGATGTCTATCCTCATCCCAAATTAATTAAAATGTTAAAGACATTGTAAAATAATGGGCTTGAATATCAAGCACTTATAAATTATGTTTGATTATTTTTATTTCATTTTGGCAATTTGCAATAAAGGTTGTAGATTTGCCTACTTTAAAAAATATAAAAATATGGAATTAATTAGAAAAGTAACAACAGAAGAATCGGTTAACATTGAGTTTCCGCTAAGTTTTAAGTGGAGAAAATTTACTTATGTGCATTATTACTCCGCAGACAAAGGTATCAGGATTACGGTTAATGAAGGGCATGAGAGCATTGATATGAATCCATTACTAAGTGTATGGTACGATGAAGATGCTATTGAATGCAGCAAGGAAGAGGTTGAGGCAGCCTACTCATCAGTAATTAATATGCTAAAGTTTTAGTATTGCAATTTGCAAAAACAAACTATCTTTGCACTATGACAAACAGAGAAGCACTTAACGAAATTTTCAAATTAGACAACGGGACTTTGGCAGAGAAGTTAAAGTCCCCTTATAACACTATCGCATCGTGGAGATTTAAGCACCACAGAGGAGATTTATCTTTAGAGAAAGAAATTGAACTTATAAGTAAAATGAATTATCAACTGCAAAATACAATAAAATGGAAAAAAATAGCAAAGTAACACAAATTATCGGAAACGGTACATGGAATAGTCCCCAATACGGACTTTTCTACAAATTTGAAATCCACATGGAAAATGGGGACACTGGAGAGTACATGAGCAAGACTCAAGAACAATCTAAATTCATTGCCAACAAAGAATGCACTTACAACATTGAAGGCAAGGACTACAACGGCACAACATTCTATCGCATTAAACCTGTAGAAATGGCAAAGCCATCATTCCAATCTAAACCAGCAGACCCCGAGAGAGAACTTAGGATAGCACGAATGAGTGTACTTAAGGCATCAACTGATTTAGTTATTAATGGCATTATCAAACTTGAGGAGATTGTAAAATATTCCAAATTTTTTGAGGACTATGTAATGAACGGCAAGGATATTATGTACGAATTGCAATCCGCTAATTACGAAAAGAAAGTTAAGCAACCGCTATATGCTGGTGCTATTGATGGACCTGATGATTTACCATTCTGATGGATACGAAACTAACAACCGAAAGAATCGTTGACACATTGATGGAGATGGTAATGGCAACGGAAAATGGCGACTTAAATCCAATAGACCTTAAAATTGCGATTAAGACACTTTCTGACACCTTGGAAGGGGTTGATAAGCAAATCAAATCACAATTGATTAGCGAGGCTTTAAAATACAATAAGCAAGACTATAATGGCTACCATATAGATGTAATAGATGGAGGAGGTAGATATTCTTATGACCATATACCTGATTGGGTAACCAAGAATGCAGAATTGAAAACTATCGAGCAAAAATCTCAAATTGCCTATAAGTCCAATGACATGATTATGATGACTGAGGATGGGGAGGTAATTCCAGCTGCTAAATTTAATCCAACGGCAACTTATTTAAAATTGTCAAAATCTAAAAATTAATATTATATTTGTAGTTGCAACATGATACAAATAAAGACATTTATAGATAGGGGGCATAAATCTCAAACCGAGATAAGTCATGTTGCAATTTCTTCGCCTCCTATCTATTTTAAAAAAACAAAGCAACATGACAAAGAAAACATTAATTTTATTTACTGAACTTAAGGAAGTGTTTGATACACTTTCAAATGAACAAGCTGGTCAATTAATCAAGGCAATATTTGAATATGAACAAACAAATATATTGCCTGATTTAGAAGGATTACTTAAAATTGTATTTATTCCAATCAGGCAAAGCATTGATAGGAATAGAATTAAGTATGAAAATGTATGTGATAGAAATAAAGAAAATATTGGTAAACGTTGGAATAAAAATAATACCAAAAATACGAGTGGTAAAATTGGTATAAATAAAAATACCAAAAATACCGATAAGGATAAAGATAGTGATAAGGATAAAGAAAAGGATAATAATAAAGAAAAGGATATTATAGGGGATACCCCTAAAACCCCTTTGGAGGTAAAATTTGAAGAGTTTCTTAAATTTAGAAAAGCAAAGAAAGTACCAGTACTCCCTGAGTCAGTAGATGCACTTAAAGCTAAGTTATGGAAATTGAGCAATAAAAATGAACAAGTAGCAATAGAAATTCTTAACGAATCGATTGCTAATGGATATCAAGGTATATTTGAATTAAAAAATAACAATGGAAAACAATCAGTACTTAGCAACAACAAGTCAGTCAGAGAAGAAATTCTTACCCGAGACTTCAATTCACTCCTTAACGGAAATAGTTAAGGTAATTAATGATACCAAGTCCATCGCAGTAATGCGAAAAGAAAATGACTTGAATCAGGTAAGGACCATCATTCATGCAGCAACGATGGATGTCTTCGATTACTATCGAGAAACTTATTCCGAGAATGATATAATCATCTTGGCTGAACAAATAATGGACATTGGTTACAATCTTAATGGTTTGGACTTTGGTCTTTTTAAAAGCCAATGCATCAAAGGTATTTATAAGAATAGAGTCGATATAATCGATGGTAAGCCATTTAAAATAAATTTCTTTAGGTTAACACCTGATGTCTTCATTGATTGGCTTAAAGTTTATATAGCAGAGAGAGGGGAGGCATTTATTAACGAGAATTTAAAATCTCATGTTGTAACTAAAAATAATATGCAATATTCAGATAAGACTATATCCCTCCTTAAAGAAGTATCCGAAAAAAGTAAGCTATCTCAAGAGGCAGATATTCCAGCTGCTAATGATTGGGAGACAAAACAAAAAGAAAGATTTAATTCAATTGTAAAGGATTTTGAAAACTTATGGAAGGACCAAGGTTGCAAGTACATTGGAGATGAATGGGATGGTACTAAATATGTGGTCATAAATAATAAACGAATGTTACGGTCAGAGTACTTAGAATTAATGTTTTAAAAATAAATATTATTTTGTTTTGCAAATATGAAATTAATATATATCTTTGTGGACACAATAAGAAAAAAAATGGAAAAATACTACGCAAAAAATTGGACTAATCAGGAGACTTATGACATAGCTTATAAGATTGCCACCAATGAAGACTACCGCCACAAGTTTCAGAAAATGATTCTGCAACTGAATTACCATCATGGACCAGTACTCGAATGGGTTACTGATTTTATAAAAGCTAAATTGTTCCCAATAGGGGAAATAGACTACAACCAATTAACGAAATACTTTTTGGATGATGCATCAGCCTATTGGAAATACGCATCACTTGGATTCCCAGCTATGGAGGTAGACTATGAATAAGACACTACAAGGATATGTACTTAACGCATTGATTAAGCACCCCAAATTACGAGATTCAGATACTCAGCTAAGTGCCTACATATGGCTACAATATGAGAATACTGATTGCATGGCAATAACTGGGAGCAGATTACTTAATCTCATTGATGACAAGCAGATTTCATCAATAGATACAATCTCAAGAGTGCGGAGAAAGATACAATCTGAATACCAAGCTACAAGAGGGAACATTTATGAAAAAAGACATCAGCACCAAGAGCAAGTTAAGGAGGACTTGGGCTATGGAAAACTTTAACCCATGGATTGAAAAAAACGAATGGTATTCCGTATGGAACGAATGGTACAATGAACTCATTTATGGCAGAGCAACTGCTCAATATCAGGGGGAAATTTATTTGAAAACTAATACAAGATTGATTAAGAAATTCCCATTGCATATGTGTACTCGTATTACCAATCCTCAAGAAATTAAAAAGCTAAACGAAAGCATTGGAGTATATGAATCTCATCAGAATTAAGCCATTGTCCGTTAATCAGGCATGGCAAGGTAAAAGATTCAAAACGCCAATGTATAAAAAATTTGAATCCGATTGTTTATTTCTGCTGCCAAGAATAGATATTCCAGCTGCTCCTTACCAATTTGAATACGAATTTGGTTTCAGTTCTAATTTATCTGACTTGCTAAATCCTGAGAAACTAATAACCGATATAATTTGCAAAAAATATTGCATTGATGACCGATACATAAATCGAATGATTCTACAAAAAACGATTGTATTAAAAGGCAAGGAGTTTATTAAATTTAAAATTATTACATATGAAAGATGAAGCAATAAATATACAACTTAGTGCAGATTTTATTGACTATTGCAATGTAAGAGGCATTGATATCAAAGAATGGTTTAAATGGAAAAAGTACTTAGCAAGAGAGCAGAAGAAGATACATACTAAGCTATTGAAATGCTAACCTTAGAACGAATTGCATCAAGACATAAGGAATGGATTAAGATAGCCATCTATGTAGGGGCAAACCCTAACAATGTCAATGATGCAGTTCAAGATATGTACTTAAAATTAGCAGAGATACAAGAGAAGGAAGGTAACTTGGAACGCATTACTAATTTAGCTGGAGATGTTAATACGGTATACATATTTAAGCTATTAACTAATGAATCCATTAAGACACATAAGAAGGATTCTAAGACCATAGAACTGCCAAACGATATAGATATCTCAGATAGTAATAACAATGTTCCTGAGGAAGCCTACCAAGAACTAATAACAATAATAAACCAATCCATTAATGAGATGCACTCATACGAAAAAATGCTGATGGAACTTCATTTCGATTACGGGATGTCGATGAGAAAAATAGAACAAAATACGGGTATCCCAACCCATTCAATATTTCATACTTTAAAAAATGCAAAACAAAAAATCAAAAGCCAAGCAAGTAAGAGATACAATGAGTATCGCAACGAAAGAAACGACAACCAAACCAATAACGGGAGTGGGAGATGTGATAGCATCAGCAACGAAGAAACTTGGGATTGACAAGGTAGCCAAGTGGATAGCTGGAGAAGATTGTGGATGCGAAGAGAGAGCAGCTAAACTTAACAAGGTATTCCCATTAGTTCAACCATTATGTCTTAATGAAGAAGAACACCAATTCCTCACAACATTCTTTGCTACATATACCAATGTATTGGATGGCAAAGATGCCAATCAACTTGCACATATTTGGTCAAGAGTATTCAAGTCAAGGAAACTTTATAAGCCATGCTCATGCACTCCTAAATTATGGTTAGCCTTGATTGAAGATTTAAGAAAAATATATGCAAATTATGGAGAAGTATAATGGAATAATTGCGTATCTTAGTGGAAATAAAATTTTTAGGATTTATTACGAAGGGCAGATATTAGTAGAATTCAAATCAGTTATGGCTGGAATTGAATATTGTAATTACATTAATAAACATGGGACAACCGATATTTTTAGCGAGTCAAATTGAGTCCATCGGAACACGAGCCGATAGAACTTTAAAGGTAGTATTCTCTACTCAAGAACTATCTCCACAAGATGCTGGGAGACTATTCTCGTTGAATCAGAAGATGGCATACATTGGCATTAAGGAGGAAGCATTCAGTAATAGCGATTTGGATATTGTTAACCAACTCCAAGCAGCACCAAATGATGTCAAGCAGAAGACTCCAAGCCATAGACTAAGAGCCATACTTTATGTGTATTGGAATGAAGATAACGCTGGGTATCCTGATTTTGATTCTTTCTATACTCATACTATGGAGATGATAATTCAACATTTCAAATCCAAACTTGATGTATTAAAAATAGGATAACAAAAAATAATAAAAGCAGTAGCGATATGGAAAGACGATTTATACAAGGATTAAAAAAATTAACCGACAAGACAGATGTGTTTTGGAAAGGGGCTTTATTTATAACTATTGCTTATAGATGGAGTAATGAGCAAAACCATAGTTACCCTGTTGGTGCATACAAAACACTTGATAGTGCTATTAATAATGCAAATAAAGAAGTATGTGAAAGGGGAGGTAAGTATGGATGCAAGGTGTATGCAACACAACATACAAATAAATTTAAAGACGATAGATTAGTAGAAATTTATGAAATTGAAAGCCCATACAAAGGGATAGCAGAAAAAAAAGTTTTATAAATTATTGCTACTAACGTACAATAATATGAGAAGTTGGGGGCTGTCGTGAGCAGTTGACAAAATGAGTCCTACCCCACGGAGAAGATGCCGAAAATGACGGTTAAACATCGATTCCCCAATTTCTTATATTTATTGTTATAAAATCGTTTTAATGTTTTAATACTAAGTTATAATATTGTATATTTGAAAAATAGAATGAAAGGACACACGAAAATCTATATGGATTATTTTAGCTACGATGTATCAGATTTCATTGGATGCGAAATGTGTGGAACTAAAGCAGTAGATATCCATCACATAGAGGCAAGAGGTATGGGAGGAACTAAGAAGAATGACACAATAGAAAACCTAATGGCACTATGCAGAAAATGCCACTTAGAATATGGAGACAAATCTCAACACATGGATATGTTAAAAACAAAGCACTTAACAAACTTGACACAATAAAAAAAGAAATGATATATTTACTCCAAAACACCGAAACCTCAGAAATTGAAGGTATGTCAAATTGCCCATTTATAATTGATAATGAAAATTTTTTAATAGGCAAACAGATTTTAATTATACCTGAATGGATGACAGATTTCTTCCCAGCATATGGAAGAGGATGAATACGACAATTGGTTCCCTGACCAAAGCATATTATGAAAAATAAAGAACAACACGAAAAAGATATTGTCAAGGTTATTAAAGACAATAAGATAATGCGAATTCAACACATATTCCCATTTTATCCCGATTTAAAATCTGCACAATTTTACAATCTTGAGTTAGAAAAATCGGAAAGTATAAAAGAGGCAATCGCATTAAATAAATCTACAACGGTTAATTTTCTCCTTAATAAGTGGATAGACTCAGATAATCCGACACTTCAGATATCTGCATTTAAAGTAGTATGCGATGATGAGGAAAGGAAGAAATTAAGTTTGCAATATGTTGAATCCGAAAACAATCATCAGGTAAAAAAGTTTGAAGTAGAAATCATTGGAAGCAACCAAGATAAGAACTAATGTAGTATTTGAGCATTTGGCTACATCCAATAAGAGGATAATAGTTGAGCAAGGAGGCACTCGTTGTTTAGTTGGCGATACGTTAATTAATTGCATAGACCATTATAAGCCTATTAAGGATATTAATATAGGAGATATAGTTTGGTCAATGGATGAAAAATGCAATATTGTTAAAAAGCCAGTTATTAATAAGTTTATATACAAGGTTGGGCAACATAACCAAAAAAGTATTACTTTTGTTCTTTTAGATGAAACAAATATTACTTGTACCGATGAACACAAATTATACACTTCAAATGGATATGTTAAATCAATTGACATTGCCAACAGAATGTTGGAAAGCGATAGATGGCACAAATCAGATGTATTATATATCAAGTCTTGGAAGAATATTGACAATGAAGTACAAAAACAAAAAAGGAGTGGATGCAGTAAGGATAATGAAACCAGCATTAGATATGAATGGTTATTTAAGGACGATGATTGCAATCAATGGGAAAACTTCTACAATAAAAATTCACAGATTAGTAGCAACTTATTTTGTCAAAAATCGCAATCAAAAACCACAAGTAAATCATCTAAACAACAACCGAGCAGACAACCGAGCAGAAAACTTGGAATGGGTAACTCACAGAGAGAACATGGACCATATGTTACAACAAGGAAGACAAGCGATGAACAATGGCTCAAAGAATGGAATGGCAAAATTGGACGAGGATATAGTAAGGAAAATCAAGAAAGAATATATTCCAAGGATTGTAATGATGAAGCATTTGGCAGAAAAGTATGGTGTGAAGACATCAACTATAAAGGATATATTGTTGAAGAGGAGTTGGGTGCACATTGTTTAGATATTAGCGAAATAAAGCAAATAATTTTTCACGAAACATTAGAGGATATTTATGATATTGAAGTAAAAGATACACATAGCTATCTAATAACTGATAAGAATATAATTTCTCATAACTCTGGGAAAACTTATAACATTCTGATGTGGTTAATATTTGGCTATGCATTCAACAATACGGGCAAGACTATAACTATTTGCAGAAAAACCTATCCATCTCTTAGAGCATCATCAATGAGGGATTTCTTTGATATTCTCAAGGAGCATGGAATTTACAATGAGGATGACCATAACAAATCCAATTCAGAATATCAGCTGGAGGGAAACCTATTTGAATTTATCTCGTTGGACCAACCACAAAAAGTCCGAGGCAGAAAAAGAGCCATCCTATATATTAACGAGGCAAACGAGTTATATTATGAAGATTGGCAGCAGCTAATTTTAAGGACTACTGAGAAAGCTATACTTGACTATAACCCATCGGATGAGTTCCATTTCATTTATGATAAGATAATCCCAAGGGAAGACTGCGATTTCTTTGTAACCACATATAACGACAATCCATTTCTCGATGACAACATCATAAAGGAGATTGAAAGATTAAAACTAATAGATGCTGAGTATTGGAAGATATATGGACTTGGAGAGAGAGGACAATCGAGAAGCCTTGTATTTAGCCATTCATCTATTAACTCAATTCCTGATGAGGCAAAATTAAAAGCATATGGAATGGACTTTGGATACTCGCAAGACCCAACATCATTAATTGCCATGTATCATTTGGGAGATACAATATATCTTGATGAGTTAATATTCCAAACGGGTATGACCAATCAGGATATTGCCAATAGATTAAAGGACCTACAACTTGATAGGAGAGACTTAATATGGGCAGATAGTAGTGAGCCTAAGAGTATTGAAGAGATTCATCGTATGGGCTTTAATGTACGTCCAGTCATCAAGGGAGCAGATTCCATTAATATGGGCATAGATATAATGAGGAGGTATAAATTGGTAATAACAAGCCGAAGCATTAACTTAATCAAGGAGTTTAGAAATTACAAATACATCGAGGACAAGAATGGCAAAGTATTAAATAAACCAATAGATGCCTTTAACCATGGAATCGATGCATCAAGATACGCTTGTATGATGACCTTTAGCAGACCAAATGTGGGGCATTATGCAGTAAGATAGTTCTTTTTTATCTAATCGTGTACAACCCTATTGCTGCGAAGTGGATAGGGTTTTTTATTTATTTTTAATTTATTTTTATTTTATATTGCAAATATGAAATACTATTGTATATTTGCATACACAATTAAACACAACACTAAAAATAAAAATCATGCTAATTAACACATCAAAACCAAAACACGAAAAAATCGAAACACATTATCAAGATATGTGGGTTACGATAAATTCATTTTACAATTGCCCTTTAACAGGAATGCCAATGACAATTTTAAAGTACATTGAAAGCATTAAAAACCTTAC